GATAAAGTGTAGGTTAAGAAATGAATGATCGATTGCTATGTTTGCTACAACTAAAAAAGTTATAGCATGCTTCATCCGAATAGCCCCATGTTGTGATGTTTACGTGGAGTATAGTGTGATGTAGCAACAAGTAACCTCTCGGCTGCTTGCCTTGTAGCTTCAGTCATAAGCTCATTACGCTTTATCTCTTCATACAGAGCATCAGCTTGCTTGAGCAAGATATTGCTCATGGTGTAATCTATCATAAGATAAATAGGAAACAACGGAGAGATATTGAATCCCTCAGCCTGTCAACCTTACGGAATGACAGGAGGAGAGAATCAGGTTTCGTTAGTTTGGAATTCATCCAAAGCAACAAACTCTTCATCTTCAGGTAGTGCATCTTGTACAGCTCTATGTGCTCTACATCTGTCAAGTGCTTCCTTCTCATCCTTAGCAGTTCTGATAGTAGTGAATTTGATTCGCCACTCGTCGCCAGGATCAGGGCGTGCTCCCTCTGTTAGATGTTGGACAGCATAGAGTGCAGCTTGTGCATCCTTATATACTCCAAGAACACGAGGTTCACCAAAGTAATTGGTTTCAACAGTGTAAACAGACTTAGGCATGGTTAATAGTGTTTTTAAGAAAGATGTAAATGAGAATGATGAGACAGACTAGAACAACTAATTCAGTTAGCATAAGCATACTCCATTAGATGTTCAACGTTGTCATCATTTAACTCCTCAAGTGTGGTCATTCTGTTCTCGTACTCAGTACAAGCCCAGCCTTCAACATACATCCAGACTGCGTTTGTTGCAAGTTGACCAAGTGAAGCAGCATCTATAGCTATATCACTTAAAGTCATGCCGCAATCTTCTAGGAGATAGTCAAGGATTTCCTCTTCATGTTCTATGAAAAGTTCCTTGAGCTCATTGTAGTAGATGAAGCCGCTAACACCACCACTTAAGCCGTGTCTTGTAATGTCTCGTAACTCTTCGGTACCTTCGATACCTTCAAAGCGTTCTTGGAGATAATCATTAAATGACATAGTAATAAGTCAAGTGTACAATGGATGTAGTGTGAGTACATCAGGGAGCCCACCTAAGTGGAAGGGCTCCAGGATATAATCAAGCTAGTTCAGTGTAGCTTACACCTCTTTTACCAGCTAGGTTAACATTAACCCAGAGACCGAATGAGTCAGCGCCATTCTTTAATAGGTCATAGATTGAATCAACGTTAACATTAGAGTAAAGATACTTGCGACCCTCTTTGT